CTAGATGGTTTTAGCCTTACCCATCTTCCACACAACAAGAAAGATAAGCAAGACCCATTAGGTCAACGTGGTTATATCGGCGGTAAGTTCTACTGTGCTCCGTTCATGCAAAATGATGGATGGGCGGCGGTACTCGAATGTGGAGCTACAGTCTTAGCAGATAGCTAAACAATAGGTTAAGTGCTGGCTAAAGCTGGCGCTTAACTTAGTTTACTATGCCCTAGCACTTAAAGCGTATAAGGTGATTTATTATGATGAACAACAACAACAACAACGGCGGAACAATGAGTTTCGTCAAGACCGGCCTTACAGCTGGTACGACTAGTACTTATACCACTACTGTGGCAACAGATTTTATCATTAACGGTAAATTCGGCACACAGTTTGCGACTAAGACTAATCAGGCCACTCCTACTACGGACCATCGTACAGGCGCGGCGTTCCCTGCAGTACAGATTAACCAGGGTACAGTAATAGTATTTGGCGTTGTCGCGGCGGGTACTGTGGTGGCGTGCCAAGGCAGCATTGAAGACCTCGACCCGTCAAGTGACGAGTTTATTATCGCGCCTTCGTTTCCATCTATCCCGGTAACTATGGCACCGATTGGCTACGTAATAGTTACTAACGATTCAAGTGGCGACCCTTGGACCTTTGGCAGCGACAACTGGACTGCAACAGGTATTACGGATACGTTCGTTAATATCGGCATGATGCCTGACAGGCCACAAGAAAGCTAAGACTGGTTAGTTTATAAGAACCTAGAAATCACTGTAGAATCTAAACGGTTCACAGTGATTTTTTTTTGCCTATAAAATAGTAAACTTGCGCAAGAAAATTATTTGCGTCATAATACTATAGGCTAATCCTCTTAGCGCAATCCTGCTGCTAGGGGTAGAACTTCCTCAGGAGGGAATGACCATGGCTAAGAACAATCAACGGGCAAGACGTCTGAGTATAACCGACCAACTTGTATTCGGAAATAACGCCAGCATACGCGTAAAAAACGGTAACGATTATAAAGACATTAACGTTACTGAGTTAGGCGCTTTAGATGTGACTACTCTGCATGAAGCGGTTACCACAACTAACATAATTACAGCGGCTGAAACCGGAAAGCACTTTGTACTTAATACTGCTACAGCATTTGTAAGTACGTTACCTGCGTTAGCTGTAGGTTTGGAATACTTCTTCCATATAGGTGCTACGGCGCCAACCACCAGCCACACCATCGTAACAGCGGGTAGTGATAACGTTATTGAAGGTAACGTGGTATCTCCTGAAGATGCGTTAGGTTCTGTATCGGTTACTGCTGCAGCTGATACTATCACTTTTGTAGCCAGCAAGGCTTTAACAGGTGATTACGTGCATGTGTATTGCGACGGCACCAATTGGTTCCTGGATGGTATGTGCGCGGTGCAAGATGGTATTACTGTAACTCAAGCGACATAATAGCCCACTTTTTATTTTAATAGTTAGAGGGTAAAAATGGGGCAGAGGGATTGCCCTGTTTAATATGTTAGCAAATTTAATAGAGGGTAAAATATTATGGCTAGTAAAAAGAACGAAACTAAAAAGTATGTAGAAGAAGTAAAAATCGAGGAGCCTACACTGGTACCTGTTCGCGATGATACTGAGAAATACTCCGGTTCGAAATACGCCGGTCCTGACTACGACGATACTGCGAAAGGTCCACTTCCAAAGAATGTAGAAGACGCGTTACGTGCAGTGCGTCCGCTTATCGCGGATGCGCTTATCGCGGATGTGCCTACACCGCCTGCTATGTGCAAGTTGCCCGTAGCTAATTTGCAATCGGTATGCGACTGGCTTAACAGCGATAGCATGACACTCCCCCAAAACGAGATACGTAACGCGCTGCGGCTGTTACTTGTCGCCACAGCATGTGAATAGGAACCTATACCATGAGAGATAAACAAAAAACTATCAAGATGCTTGATACCGAGCTGAAAGAAAAAGCGGCTCAAACCGATGCCCGATTAGATAGCGTCGAACAGACCATATTTAAATTAGATGCCAATATATCTTCGGGTTTTGAAGAAATGCGTGACCTGGCAAAAAGTTTTAAAACTTTGGCAAAAAACTCGCCGCATGTCATTACTAAAGATGGTACGTTTGGCGCAGATGTTTACGAGCACTGCGACGAGAACGGGATCGAGTTTGAAAAAAATGCTGACCCTATGGCCGATGTAGAAGTGGTGCGCCATGGGATATCTTCGGTGGCGGGTTTAGAATTTAAAAATAAAGCGGAGCAGATGCGTTTTGATAACGAGCTTATTGAAATTATGGTTATGCCATCGCAATCGCAGTTCCCGGACCACACCTTTACCATAGGCGTAAATGGCCGATTAATACTTATTGTACGCGGAACTAAACAGTGGGTACCGCGCAATTACGTAGAAGTTTTATTACGTGCCAAGGTATCTACCTACGGTAACTTTGAACGCCGTAATGAGTACAACGGTGAGCTAGAAGTTCAACACCCTGAAACTAAATCACACCGTTATCCGTTGCAAGTGATAACAGACAAAAACCCCAAAGGCAGCGCTTGGCTTGTACGTGTAACTAACGATGTAGGAGCATAAACCTAATGGCTACGTTTTTAAAAATATGTCAAAATGTAGCGCGAGAATGTAGCGTGGCGGGCGGCGCGGATGCGTCGCCTCGTCCCACTACCGTTGTAGGGCAGAGCGGAGAATTAAACCGTATAGTTAATTGGGTACGCGATGCTTATATCGAAATACAAGGTGCTAGAGATTGGCGCTGGTTGCGTAAAGATTTTACATTCGATACGGTTAGTGGCACAGATACTTACGCGTACAGTGTGATTACAGATGTTGATGACTCTGCGGTTATAAGTAGATTTAGAGCATGGCGTTTAAACGACCGCATGAACCCTCCTAAAATTTACCTTACTAGCGCCGGTGTAGGCGGTCAGTCATATCTCGTGTTTTCACGTTGGGATAGGTTCTCTTCGGTTTATAAAATAGGAGCTATTCAAGACCAAACATCACAGCCAATCACAATCACTTACAATCCTAAAGACGAGATAGTCCTTGGCATGACGCCTAATGACATCTATACGGTAACCGGCTCTTACTATTTATCTGCGCAAATACTTGCAGCGGATGCCGATGTTCCTGAGCTGCCAGCGATGTTCCACGACCTTATCAAGTATCAAGCAATGATGTACTATGGCTTGTTCGAATCGGCGCCTGAAATCATCTCCAGGGCGCAGATAGGGGCAGCGCGTCTAATGAACCAATTGAAAAGGGACCAGGAGCCTAAAATGAGATTCGGGGGACCGTTAGCATGAAACAGCCCCAATTAGCAAAACCTAAATTTGATTTCATTTCATTCGAGGGTGGGTACGACACCGAGACACAAGCGTGGGCCGTGCCATCTGGAAAGCTTAGAGAGGCTCAGAATTATGAAATAGCCAATACCGGTGGATACGTTGATATTACCGGCTATGAAATTTTTGACGGGCAGACGGCACCTTCAAGTGCAACGTATGCGATTCTTGACGTCAGCATTACCGGGTCTATCGCGGTAGGTGATACCATAACTCAATTAGTTTCAGGAGCTACCGCAGTAGTTTTAGCAGTAGTTACCACAGAGACACCTAACTATTTAGTAATAACTAAGATAACTGGGACATTTAATGCTACCGATGATTTACAAGTTTCTGCTGTAACCGAGGGCGCGGCATTAAGTGTATCGCGTCAAAGCGGCGCATCGACCGGATTATTACATGCTACTTACACTAATTTAGCGGCGGATAATTATCGGGCAGATATAGGAGCAGTACCCGGGTCTGGTATCATCCGTGGTATTTATATGATTGATAACGTATGGTACGCATGGCGTGATAATGCCGGTGGAACAGAAGCGGAACTATATAAATCTTCGGCTAGCGGCTGGACAGCGGTACCCCTTGGATTTGAACTGTCATTCACCTCAGGCGGCACGTATACTATAGCAGAAGGTGATACCATAACCGGGGCTACGTCTACGTTTACCGCAGTTGTTACTCGCGTCGTACTTGAAAGCGGATCTTTTGCGGCTGGCGATGCAGCTGGTCGTTTAATCATGGCGTCGAAAACTGGCGTCTTTGTAGCAGAGAATTTAGACGTTGGCGCTAATGCTAACGTCGCGACTATCGCAGGTGACGCCACAGCTATTACAATGCTCCCTGGTGGTCGGTTTGAAATGATTATTGACAACTTTGGCGGTGTAGCGGGCGCCAGGCGTATATACGGCTGCGATGGAGTTAATAGGGGCTTTGAATTTGATGGGGCTGTTTTCGTGCCTATATCTACGGGTATGGCCGCAGATACCCCAAACCATGTTATAGCGCATAGAAATCATTTATTTTTCGCCTTTAACGGGTCTGCTCAGCACTCCGGTACCGGCAGGCCATATATATTTAGCCCTCTTTTTGGCGCGGGCGAGTTAGCCACCGGCGATACCATAACGGGGTTTATGTCTGAGCCTGGCTCAGAAGGCAACGCTACGTTGAGTATATATAACCGCAATAACACGCATATGTTATACGGTACGTCAGCGCTGGATTGGAATCTGGTAAGATTCAGAAGCGAACTTGGAGCTTATGCTCATACGATACAACAATTTGGCCAAACGATGTATTTAGATGACCGGGGGATTACAACGTTAAGAACGGTACAAGCGTTCGGTAACTTCCAACAGTCTACAATTTCAAGCCATATACAAAGCTTTATTAACAGCAAAAAAACAATAGCAACCGCGTCTAGTATAGCGCGTGATAAGAACCAATATAGGCTATTTTTTTCAGATAAAACGGGGCTTTATGTAACTACTAGAGGTACTAAAATACTAGGACTTATGCCTATTTTATTTTCACATAGCGTAGAATGTATAGCGTCATTAGAAAATAACAGCGGTGTAGAAGTCGTAATGTTTGGTTCGACAGATGGCAAAGTGTATCAGCTGGACAAGGGAACCTCCTTTGATGGCGAACCTATTGAAGCGTATATGAAATTCCACTACAACTTTAGCAAGTCCATTCGCTGGCTAAAGGCGTATAAGGGGGTTACCATAAATGCCGAGGGTGAAGGATATAGCGAATTTAACTTTACTACAGAATTAGGGTATAATTCCACTAATATATCGCAGCCGAGTCCACAACAAGAAGTACTACCTTTCACGTTGCTTAGATGGGACGCCTTTATTTGGGACCAGTTTATTTGGGATGGTACCAGTTTAGGCCCGTCTAATTTAAAATTAGAAGGCAGTGCAGAAAATATATCTATAGTTATACGTAAATCGAGCGACTCCTTTACGCCGATTAATTTAAGTGGTGCAATGATACGCTATGTCTTTAGACGGCAGTTAAGATAATCATATAAAATTGGAGACATGATCAATGAGTAGCCCATATTATACGCCTTCAGGAACACCTGCCACTAACGCACAGGGTTCCTCTAGTGACATACGTTCAGAATTCGCTGCTATTGAAACAGCGATGGATAAACTACCGGCTTTAACTGCTGATAATGTCGTGGTTGTTAACAGCTTAGGCACTGCGTTAATACCTCTTTCTTCTCTCACAGTTTCTCGTGGTGGAACAGGGGCGTCGACGCTAACAGACGGTGGCGTATTATTAGGCTCTGGTACCGGCGCTATCACTGCGTTAGGTCAGCCAACTAACGGCCAACTGGTCATAGGTAGTACGGGCGTTGACCCGGTTTTAGCTACCTTAACTGCCGGTACCGGTATTTCAATCGTTGAAGGCGCTGGAAGTATCACAATAACTAATGACGGCGTTACGGTTAATAATGACGACTGGTCTGGTACAGATTTAAGCGTAGCGAATGGTGGTACCGGCGCGTCGTCCCTCACAGATGGTGGCGTATTATTAGGATCCGGAACCGGGGCTATTACCGCGTTAGGCCAACCAACTAACGGTCAACTGGTCATAGGTAGCACAGGTGGTGACCCGGTTTTAGCTACCTTAACAGCCGGGACGGGCATCTCAATTGTTGAAGGCGCAGGAACTATCACAATAACTAACGATGGCGGTGTTACTGTTAATAATGACGATTGGGATGGTACAGATTTAAGCGTAGCGAATGGTGGTACCGGGGTATCGACACTCACTGACGGTGGTGTGTTACTAGGCTCTGGTACCGGCGCTATTACCGCGTTAGGGCAGCCAACTAACGGGCAACTAGTCATAGGTAGTACGGGCGTTGACCCGGTTTTGGCCACTTTAACCGCAGGAACAGGTATCTCAATTGTTGAAGGCGCGGGAACTATCACAATAACTAACGATGGCGTTACAGTTAATAATGACGACTGGTCGGGTACAGATTTAAGCGTAGCGAATGGTGGTACCGGCGTATCGACACTCACTGACGGTGGCGTGCTATTAGGCTCGGGTACCGGTGCTATCACTGCATTAGGGCAGCCAACTAACGGGCAACTGGTCATAGGTAGTACGGGCGTTGACCCGGTTTTAGCTACCTTAACTGCCGGTACCGGTATTTCAATCGTTGAAGGCGCTGGAAGTATCACAATAACTAATGACGGTGGTACAGTTACCAGTGTAAGTTCTGCAGGTACCGTAAACGGGCTGACATTAACTGGCGGACCAATAACTAGTTCTGGCACTTTGACCCTAGGCGGCACGCTTGCTATTAGTAATGCGGACTGGTCTGGTACCGATTTAAGCGTGGCGAATGGTGGAACAGGGGCGTCGACGCTAACAGACGGTGGCGTATTATTAGGCTCTGGTACCGGCGCTATTACCGCTATGGCGGTGCTAGCTGATGGTGAGATGATCGTTGGCGACGGCACAACAGCCCCTGTAGCCGAATCAGGCGCTACTCTTAGAACTTCAATCGGGCTTGGAACCGCTGACGATGTTACCTTTGCGGGCCTTACTTTTGAGGGAGATGCCTTACGCACTGAACCTACACACAGTACTAATACTAGGCTAGGGTGGACTGCGGGGGTGTCTATGGTTACAGGCGCAATAGGAAACACGGCTGTAGGCAGTCTAGCTTTAACATCTCTTACGATAGCTGACAACAACACCGCTGTAGGGAGTCTAGCCCTTAGGTTTTGTGACGCTGACCGTAATACCGCTGTAGGTGGGTCGTCTTTAACTACCAATGTAAATGGCATAGGTAATACCGCTGTAGGGTACGAAGCTCTAAGGGACGCCACACTTAACGGTAACACCGCTGTAGGCGAGGCGACTTTAAAAATAGTTAGTACCGGCGAGTCTAATACTGCTGTCGGTCGGGAGGCGGGGGGCGCTTTAACCACAGGCAGCTTTAATACGTTTATAGGCAGGTTTGCCGATACCACTAGTATATCCGGGTCAAATAGGATAGCTATAGGTTACACATGTGATTGTGATGCTGATAATCGTGTTTCAATAGGTAAGTCCGCGAATGTAGTATCGTGCGATTTCGGTACAGATGCAGTTTGGACGCGTGCCTCAGATATCAACCGTAAACAAGATATTAACGATTCAGTTTTAGGACTGGATTTTATTAATGACTTGAGACCTGTTACGTACAGATGGAAAGAAGCAAAAGACTTGCCTCCTGAGTGGGGTGTCCCATCTGATGCAGATATGGATACCGAGACGGTTATGACCGGTCTTATAGCGCAAGAAGTTGAAGCGGCGTTAATTAAGGCCAATATAGGCGTCAGGTTTCCAGGATGGTCAGATAGCGCGCAAGGCCAAAGGGTGTCACCAGACGCGTACATATTCCCATTAATTAATGCGGTTAAAGAGCTTACACTTAGGCTTAAAAACCTCGAAGAACAACTATCATAGGGTGTAAATATTATGGCAACAGCATTAAATGGGCTACCGCAGCAAGACCCGACGCTTGAGCAAGACCCAACACAAATACAGACCCAAACCCAAACAGCGACAGCGCCCGCACCCGCGCCAGTGCCTGCGCTAACGGCAGCGACATCGCCTACAGCACCTGCACCTATAGCGCCAGCTCCAGCGCCTACTTCATACGCACCTGTTAACCCGGCCACGGATACCGTGGAAGGGCGTGTTTCCAACCTGATTAGCAAGGGCGGGCCGTTACAACAGCTAGGTGAAACTAAAGCCGCGCAAGAAATGAATCAGCGCGGACTTTTAAATACATCAATGGCCGTAGGCGCTGCACAGAAAGCTAACCTGGAGTCCGCGCTTCCTATTGCGCAGCCCGACGCAGTATTTTATCAACAACGTAACCTACAAGCTCAGAAAGCGGATATTGACCAGAGGCTACTAACCGCAGGGGCGGATGAACAGATACGACTGATACTTGAGAAAGGTAAGGTGGATACTGCTTTGCAAGAACTGCAAGGCCGGATAGAGGGCGAACATATACTAACCCGTGGAGAAGTCGAAGGTGGTTTAATACAGCAACGTGGCGAGATAGAAAAACAACTTCAAGCTGCAGCGGGTGAAGACAGACTAGCCCTGTTAGCTAGACAGGGGGAGATTGATATCCAGATGGTGGCTATACAGCACGAGAACACCAGAGTTATTTTAGCAGAGCAGGAAGCAATAGAGTCGAGGATTACGGACCAACGAGCCGCTATTTCTCTGCAGCTATTATCTGCCGAGGGTGACCAAAAAGAAGCATTGCTATACCAGCAGGGGCAGTTAGACCTGGCTATGGCTATTCAGCAAGGCGAGATATCAAGTCAGTTACAAAATGAATTGTTTGCCATTAATTCTCAATTAGAAACCCTAAAAGCAGGTTTTGAAACCTCAAACATTGAGCAACGAGGGCAACTCGAAGCGCAGCTGCTTGAGCTTAGAGGTGCCATTGAAACGGAACTTCAAACTCTTGTGGGCAGCCAGGCGTTAGAACAGCAGGGTCTAAAAGGCGACCAAAGTTTTGAACTGCAACGTATCGAGGAAGAATATAAGGTTCTGATAGCTACTCAACATAGCGCCTCATTGATATACGCGGAGACATCTAGCGCTATCGGGATGATACTTGCTAACCCTGATATTCCTTTGTCCGCCAAACCAGGACTAATAAAACAGCAATTTACGTTATTAAAGTCGTCACTAGGAATAATAGGCGGTATAGTTGACGACCCATATATCGACAGCTACCTAAACCCGTAAGACGGCGCGTTAAAATATTATAAAAGGGTAAAAATTTATGACTGGAACAATAATTAGAGTAGCGGTACCTGATGACCTAGAAGGTATTGTTGCTTTAGGCCTTGAGGCCTTAAATTCAGACCCTTATCCTAACTTAGTTATAAGCAAGGATAAGGTGTATGCTATGGCTGTAGAATGCATTTCTTCAGCAAACCATTTTGTATGGGTTGCTGAAAAAGATGGTAGAATAGTAGGCGCTGTAAGCGCTATTGTTCATCCTATTATGTTCTATGAAAAAAAGCAGGCTACAGTTGTACAGTTTTACACTACTGAGCCAGGCGAAGGCATTAAGTTAATACGAGAATTTATGAAATGGGTGGAACGCAGGCCAGTAATTAAAATGGTGTGTTTCACATTAGAGTTAAACTCTGACCCGAGAATACAAAAGTTGTTATCTAGATTGGGGTTAACATGTGCGTTACCAGTGTATTTAAAAATTATGTGAGTAGGTGATCGTTATGTCTAAAATCGTTAAAGGCGTCGTTAAGTTAGGAAAAAAGATACATAAAAAGGTTAAACAGGTATCTAAGAAGATTACTAAGGGCGTCACTAAGGCTTTTAAAAAGGTCTTACAATCTCCTATCGGTAAAATTATCTTAATAGCTATTGCCATTTATACAGGAGGCGCAGCTCTCGGGGCCTGGGGCGCCGCCGCAGGCAGTGGGGCGGCAGGAGCGGCAGGAGCGGCAGGAGGTGCAGGTGCGGCAGCAGGAGCGGCAGGAGCGGCAGGAGGTATGGCGCCTGTAGCAACTGCGGCCATGACATCTACAGCAGGTGCGGGTGCGGCAGCAGGTGCGGGTGCGGCAGCAGGTGCGGGTGCGGCAGCAGGTGCGGGTGCGGCAGCAAGTGGCGGTTTTTTAAGTTCAGTTGGCGCAGGATTGTCCAGTGCTGCTAGCACCGTCGGTAGCGCCATTGGCACTGTCGGTAGCGCGATCGGCTCTGGCCTGTCTAGCGTTGGTGGGTACTTGGCTGCGAATCCAACTGTTACGTCCGCTCTACTGCAAGGGGTTAGCGCCGCCCTGACTCCCGACCAAGCTGAAGAAGAAGCGAAACGTAAACGTTCGCTATACGGCACGCTTGAGGGGGTGGGTGAGATAGACATGGCTAAGTTGTATGGAGATACAGGCGGTACCGGGGGTACCGGAGGTATAGGCGGTACAGGCGGTGTGCAACAGGAGAACCTGCAGACACAAGCTAGAGCACCAAGGTTTACTGGCCGTTTGCAGAGATTTTAATACTTATTAGACGAGGAGGCCTACTATGGCTATGAACGAGCAAAACCAAATGGGCGGCGGCATGTTAGCTAGGACCGGTGCGGGTGCACCTGGTGCCATACCTCCCGGCCAAGAGCAAGCTATGCCTCCCGGCCAAGAGCAAGCTATGCCTCCCGGACAGGAACAGATTGGTGGCCAAGGTGGCCAAGGGCTACAAGATGTAAGTGGTGAGGAGCAAGACTACTATGACCGTGTGGTTACGGCAGGTATGCACTTGCTGTACGGGAATGAGAAGACGAGTGCTAACTTTGAGGAGCGTTTAAAAGCGGGTAAAGCAACACCGGCACAAACCTTAGCAGATACTGCGTCATTAATTATTATACAGTTAGATAAAAAGCAGAATGACGAGATCCCTGAAACCGTTATACTGCCTGCAGCTACTGAGATACTCGAACACGTAATAGAATTTGCGGATAGCATTAAAGCTTTTCCTATTGATGCCGCCGTGCAAAATCGCGCGGGACAATTAATGGTAATGGAATTGGGCGATTATTATGGCGTTAGCGATGAAGATATTCAAGAATTACTCGATACCATGAATCCAGATATGGTGAGTGCTGCTGTAGAAGAACAAGATAACTTTGCTCGGAAACAACCGCCAATACCAACTGAACCGGTTGAGGGGGAATAGTATGGCTAGTTTCCTAACAAAATTTATAGCTGGTGCTGCTCAACAGGGTGGTGTGCTGTTAGCGGACAAAGCAAGAGCCGAGCAAAGAGCTGAATTAGAAGCTAAGCGCGATGCAGTGCTTGACGCTAACCGCAGACGGGACGTAGCCGATGAACGACAATATCAAACTACGAGAGACACTACTAAGCGTGAGCAGAGCCTTGAAGATGTCGCAGCAGAGCGCGAGTTTCAAAGAGAGCAGGGCAAATCTGCTGCAGCATCAAGAATAGAAGCTGCACGTATTATGGCTGCGAAAGACGCCGCTAGGCGTGAGCAGAAAATCGAAGATGACAAAGCAGCGCGCGAGTTTAGACAAGGTGAGTCAAAACTCGACCGAGAAAACAGGTTACAAACAGCGGGTAAACGTACCGTCTCCGGTTCAAAAGATGTTATGAGTACCTCACAAGCTATATCCTCAGTAAATAGCGTGCATAAGGCGCTAATAGAAGAGCAAGAAAACGCTATGGTCATGACCGAGGATCGTAAATCGGCTAAAGAGCTGTACGCGGAGGCGTATGATACTGTGGCCGAAAGGCTTGGGGCTGGAAAAGCGCCTAAACCAGGTACAGTTAGAAGAGCCGATTTAAAACCGGGTGAGCGTGTTGCCGTAAGTAACGATGGCACTAAAAGAATGGTTAACAGGGGCGGGAAATGGCTAACAGTAACCGACTAGACCCACCAGCAGGCTTCCACTTTGAAGATGAACCTACTGAGGAATATGAGTCCCCAGTAGGTTTTACGTTTGAAGACGAGCCGACTGTGGCGCCAGAAAGCATAGCTGCAAAAACGCAAGAGCCTGAGTTGCCGGATGGTTTTCATTTTGAAGAAGAGCCTGGAGACGCTAGTAAAGACGAAGAGATTGGATACTTTAGTAACTTAGCTAGAGGGGCTGGCGAGTCAGCCACCGACCTAGCAGGTTCGTTTATTAAATCCGTACAATTACTAGATAAAGTAGTTGGGGCGTATAACCCGGTAGCCGATTCGGTTATTGGCAACGTACAAAAGCTAAGTGACGCCACGCGTAACCTTGGTGAAAAAATTGAAAAACACATTCCATTAGGTGGCCTGTCATGGGAAGACGGCGATATTCTGCCATCTTATAAATCCCCAAAAGAGTGGGCCGCTATGAAGCGGAACGCTCCAGATGTGTATGCGAGTGTAAGCCGGTTATCTAAAGCCCTGAAAGATGTAGACATGGGATACAAAGAACGCGCGACTTGGGATAATATTGTAAATTCCTTTAGTGAAGGCGGCGTGTTCAGTGGTGGCGCGTATGCTGATGTTCTGCTGTATGGGGTAGAACTCGGCGCTAAATCCGCACCGCATATGATAGCTATGTCCACCGCACTTCCAGCGTATATAGTAGGTTTTGCTGGCCAAATCGGTGAGGAGAATGCAAAACTTGAAGGTAAGCCTGAAGTTGAAGCCATAGACGTATTACAAGCCCTACCCTTTTCGGCGGGGTCCGCGTTTGCAGACCGTTTCGGCTTAAAAGGCATGACCACTGACGTTATTGAAAACTTAGGCAAGGATTTGATGAAATCCGGCCTAAAAAATGCCGTGAAAAGAGTAGCTAAAGAAGGCGGTAAAGCCACGGTTAGGGAAGGCGTAACCGAAGCTATACAAGAGGGTATGATAGAATATGTCGGTGAACGGTATGGCACTGATGTAGCACTGGATTTTAACGAGGCCTTAAACAGAGGTGGACGCGCGCTTGTGGGTGGCGCTGTAATGGGCGGCGTGATGGGTACTAGTACCGCTACGGCGGTAGAAACTATGCGGCCTTTTAGACCTCAAACAACCGCTGCACCACAAGATGCCGAACTTAGTCTTGAACAAGACGCTGGAGGTATTACCTCAGAAGAAGTTATTGAGGACGTAGTTGACATAGGCCAGACTGCTAGTACCGATGAAGCGGTTAACGCAGCTAACGATGTTATAAATCGTGAACTGGAATTGCACCGTAAAAAAATGGCCCAACAAGCTGAACTAGATAAGCAGGTGCAACCTAAAATTCAAGAAGAAATGGAGTCCTTAATTACTGAACCGGTTCTAACACCTGAACAGATTAAGACTCAGGAGCTACTTAATTTTGAGGAGGCACAGCAATATGCGGAGTTTAAAAAGCCAGAGACTACGGAGCCTGCAGGCGCGACGTCTGTCCCGGAACAGGGCCAATCTGAAACGTCGGGGGCGTATGCTACAGAGGCTGAAATGGTGGGGCAGCGTACTACAGAAGCTGGAATGGCTGAGCCGCTTACTAAAGAGGCTAGAATTAAGCAGCAAGCGGAAGCGAGACGAACTGAAAAAGCGCGTCCTACCGAATCATTAGTTAGCGATTTAACACTATCTGAAGAGGTACCACAAATCAAATCCGGGGCCAATAAACAGGGAGTTGTTGAGCCGTTAGGCGGAACCTATGATCCGGTAGGTACCGGCCCGATTCAAGTATGGGTGCGTAAAGATGGCTCTCAGGAAGTTATTAGTGGCCGGCATAGATTAGATTTGGCTAAACGTAGTGGCACAAAAGCTGTCGCGGTGCAGAAACACTATGAAGACGAAGGCTTTACCGCGAAAGATGCCAAGTCACTTGACGCGCTATTAAACATTCGCGAAGGCCAAGGCAAAGTTAAAGACTACGTAGACTTTATAAAATCAAACGATATCAGTGTACCTCAGGCTGAAACCCAGGGCATATTAGCGCGGAATATCGGAAAACAGGCTTTCACTATAGCTACGTATGGTAGTGATTTACTAGTTGATGCCCATGCGCAAGAACGTATTAGTGATAACGCGGCAACTAAAATAGCTTCTGCAGCGCCAAATAGTGAAGCCCTACAAGCCGTTGGTATTAAAGCTTTAGCAGATGGCAAGCCTATTAATATAGCTGAAAACATGGTTAAAGCCGTGTCTACGGTGGCTGGTTCACAACAACAGACTCAATCCGGTGACCTATTCGGCTTTGACGATACCGCATTGATAGAAGCTGAGGACCTGGCTAACGCGGCCAGTAATAAACAGGCAGCTATCCAAAGAACGCTATCGGCCATACAGGGCGCAGCTAAGGACCCTAAACGCGCAGCTAAAGAAGGGGTTGATGTTAGAGACCCTGCAGCGGTGCAACGTCGTATAGACGAGTTAAAGCAGCAGAAATTTGAATGGTCGAGATGGCACTCTAACCCTGAGATGGTGGCAGAACTTAGAAACGAAATCGGCGCCTCAGTAGTAGCAGAACAGACAGCTATCAAAGAGGAGTCCGAAGGGTTAAAAGGTTTAGTCGAAGCTGCACCGGTTGTAGCAGAACGCGTAACCGAAACGGTAGAGGTACCTAGGGTATCTGAACCAGCAGCAGTTGAAGTGGCCGAGCCGGATATTAGCGCAGTTAAGTCTGCTCCTGACGAACGCACTGAAGCTAATCGAGCTATTAACGCTCGATTTGAATCTTACCGGTCTACTCTTAAAGATGGTACCAAAGCTAATAGAGCTGATTACGGAACCTTCCTAACTGATATGAAGACCAAATTTGACGAGGCCGTTAAGAAGTTACCGGAGGGGACTATAACTAACCAAAAAGATTTTACTCAGTTTATCCAGGCACAAACTGGAGCCGTAACTCCATTGGCTGAAATAAAATTAACTAGAAAAGTCACCGGGAAACATGGTAAAGTACAGGTTGTACAAGCTGACGCGGAGACCGTTTTACGACAAACACGTAA